CCTCCCCATGTGTGTGTCTACTATAGACGCCACAACATGAATCAACGGGCCCTTCAGACTGGCAAATGCCATGAAGTCAAAGTTGGTTCCTTCTTTCTTGAAGCAGGGTGTCCTGTTAACAGACACTGCTGGAAAGTCGTAATTTGTAGAGATAGTTTCACCGGTTTAGCGGGACCCAATCAGCCGAACTGAATATCAGGTTGCTCCCACTCCCAGCTACTCCCTCTTCACATCTCATTCTTTCCCTAGACAGTTTTACCCTTTCTTTACGTGTTTATCCAACCGCATTATACCTTAGTTACGCGCTGTTCCCGAGCGGGAATCGCGTCAGTCCAAGAATAGTCACTACGGTCTCCGGATCAATTTATCCAGACCAGCATTTCTGCTTTGATAAACTCCAAGAAGAGGAAGGTTGCCTTCCACTCTTTTCCTCCTCGCATTCGCGTTAGTCGCCATGTATGTACTCTCCCATGGATTTTGTTTCTGGCTCTCTCAAGCCATTTCACCACCCAATATTTATTAATCCGGAGTGGGATCCGGATGTGTATTTTATCACTGACCCAATTTGGGCAATTGAGAACCTGTCTCCATATCTGAGATGATTTCAGTCAGCGAAGCTCGGACTCTTTCCATTCGCCCCTCGCCGTCCTTGACGGTACTATCCCGCGCACTACGATCCGGAGATGCAGTACGGACCTTTCGGTCACCAGCATCCTGCAACATAGCAAGACGCTTACGGAACAGTGCAGATTTACCTGCGGAAGAGGGAGCCAAAGAAATTCCTCCAAAGTTCTTGAGGAATCCGATTCTCTGCTTTTCATTCAGCGCCATCTGAACATACTTTTCATCACTCGATAGAGTGACACTGAGATCATAGGGAGGACGAGGTCCAAACAGTTCGACAACATAGTCGAGAAACATGTTTCCTATGACAGTGGTATTGTTACCCAGTCCGAGCAGCCAAGAAGGCCAGAAGGACGAGATAGAAGCACTGAGAAATCCTTGACAGCATTGACGGATGATTGCACCCGCAGCTGAGGAGAAACCGCCAGAGTCGGCCGTAGTCCACCAGTAGTCATCTCCACGGTACTTGATTTCATGGCAAGCGGACGGTGCCCAGATTGGGAACTGCGTTATGCCGGGAAGCTGAGATATCTCAAAGACATCATCATAAGTACCAGAGGAAATGTCCGGAGAAGGACTGTAGGCCAACTGTACGATTGGAGAGGTGTTCGTCACCGGGAATGTAACACCACCACTAACCATTGTCCCGCTCTGGCCAGAGCCAGGCGAAAGGTCGGTAGACCAGCGGAGACAAACGTCTTTGAACCGGTAATATTGATAGGATCGGGCCTCAGCAGCGAGTCGCTGCTGTGTCGCAGATCCTGAACCACCGCCAGCGGCGGCCCCTGCAGAGAAAAGCAGGGGGTTCATGAGGTAGTAGGTGTAATCTCCTGAAGACGTCCCCTGAGAGGGGGCGGCAAAGGAGTAAGCCGGTGAGAACAACGCCCAGGAGGACGACCCAATATCAACTGGGGAGCACTGGGCAAAGTTCTGAGTTCCAGTGAGGGTGACACCAGAGGTGTCAGTGCGCTTATCATGGAACGGTCTCATGTCGAATCTGTACTTTCCCGACTGATCGGAAGAGTAGAAACCGGTAGCCATTGAGGGATGTTGATATCCCCTAGACGGGCCAGCATGAGATCCTATGCCCAAAGTTCTTTTGGGCTGGGTCAGTTTAGTCGAGGGCAATGGGTACGCTGCTTTGGCAGGCAGCTTACCTTTAGCCTTTTGACCTTTGGAAGGGGCTTTCGCCCCTTTCGACTGTTTTGAAGTCATAACGGGATACTACCGACTTCTCGGTCGGACTATACATCCTACTACAACCAGGTGAACCTGGAAACGCCGTGTAGTCTCTCGGCATTTTGTTTAGCACGGAAATCTTAGGTCTATCCTTTCTCCAATCTCCCACTATATCCCTCCAAAGGAGAAGACAAAACGTGGAAGAAACGAAAGGCCAACTTCTGTAACATGACTACATCCCCACCCCTTATGATAGGTGGAAGACGGAACGTCAGAGGCCAGAAGCCTGCTCCCTTGATGGGAAGACACCGTTTTGGGTAATTACGTAGTAGAACCCCGTGAGTGGTTGTTTGAGGGGACACTCGGCCCCAACAGTCGTTTAGAACACCTCCTCTTCGAACTGAGAGAGATCTGTGTCGGGGAAATCCCGAAGAATACAGAAGTTGCCAACTTCTTCTAACAGATCCTGCCCAGCGAGGAATAGTGCTCTACTCGACTCCGTAATCGAGTGATTCTCAAGGTACTCCTGTGTTGCCACGTGAAATTCATCAGGCACAAGGCCTGGGCACCTCGATGAGGGCCTATCACGAAGTTGACAAACGGGTGGACACAAAGGTGTCCTCTTGGCGATAAAGGTAACATTCCTATACTTCGCTAGACCGTAGTCAGTCATTGGAGTCAATCGGTAGTCCTGTAAATGTCGAATCGACATGAATGGAGGGGCTTCAGCCCCGCACCCTAATTCGGATTTCTTAGGTATCAGATGACCAGCTTCTACGGCACGTGCCGCATATGCTAGTCGACCTAACCATTCGTCTTCCGTAGGGAACAGCTCGTCAGAATTACGAGTCACCATTCCAGGGACCATCGCCCAATTGGCAAGAGCGCCTTTAAGCATCTTACAGGGAAGGCGAGCCTTCCCCATCGAACGGTAGAGAGCAATGCTCGGGTTTGACACGAACATCGAAGCTAAAATTCTCTGCCGCCGAGAAACGTGTAGTTTGGATGGACCCAAGGCAGGGTCCATGCCGAAACCTCCCAAATGAACCGGGAGATACCAGTTTGGCCGATACACGAATCCGTGGTTGAATTTGTTGAAGCGATTCAACGCTTCGGGAATTGCGCATGCTGTCCAAGGACAGTCAAGACCCATACGATTCAGATCCCTAGAGATCTGAGTGGGCAAAGCCGCAGAATCACCGGTTTTCACACCGGTTCCCTTAATCAACTTCATGTTAAGGTATCCTTGTCGCACCATCTCCACACCGGAGACGGTTCTGACTTGTTTGAACACCTGAGAGTTGATCATACAACAATCTGGTGATACATAGTTCTTACCCTGAGAAATCTTAAATCCAGCCTCCGAAGAGGCCAAATGGAAAAACTTCAGGAACTCACGAGGAGCTTTGAACAAAATGTCATCACCATTCACCTTGACCACGTTGCGCATACTTTGCGCGGCCTTCCTAACTTCACGTCTCTCACGCTTTGTGAGATTGCAAACTTCCGAATCGTCTACCCAGAGCTTAAGAGCATAGCGGTAGACAGCAAGATTTATGATACAAAGAAGCGGAAATGACAACGGGTGGCCCATCAATTGGCCATCCACAATGTCCGTACCCTCAAGCCTCTTGGAGTCCAGCGCGAGATCTTCGGCTGTTGACACTAAAGGGGTTCCATTCTTCTTGTTCTTCTGATCTGCTTTGAGACGATCCTGTGTCTCGATTGGAAGTATTGCTCGCGGATAAATTGCATGGCCTTTGTTTAGGGATCTAAATCCTAATTCCACAAAGGGCAATTCTTGACGCAAACCTGAGAATGCACAAAGTGTTGCACTCTTCTTGATGAGGTCTGTCGCTGCCTCATAATCTCCTGAAAACCACCAGAACTCTGGAAAACTAGAGTTCATCTTATTGACCCTTTCGTATAGGTCATCCTCCAACATGGTGGAGGCAGGATGGTTCTTCCAAGCCTTGAGCATTGCCCCCTGAAGGGGTTGAAGGGCACTATAAAGGTACCCATCTCCTTTGGAGATAATTCGCCATTTGCTCGGCTCAGGAACAGTGACAATCGAAACCTCGTGGCCTGCTGCGCGTCCATTGACGTCGTAGAGGCAGAGGTTCTCCCATGCTTGGTCGAGGAATTTATGGAATTGGCGCTGACGCCATCCATCGACCGCATGAACTAGTGAGGGCAGGAGGCCGCGCCGGAGTTCGTAGGTGTTTTCACCAATTTCGAACCGCGCCGCGTGTCCTGGCTCATACCACGGGTAGACCATCGGTTCAGCTAAAGCTAACGCCCCTCCTTCACGGAGGGAAGCTTGAATGCAAGCTGAACTTGACGGCATAAACTTGGAAAAATCTAAACCGTTTTCATTGATCCCACGGAATACTTCAAGAGAAGTTGCCCGTAGGATTGATTCGAACTCTGGATTCAGATCTCCATGAAAGGTGGAAATGCGCTCTCGATGCTTTTCGAGATTCGAACGCTCCTTCTCTCTCCCAAGCTGGGGCCACATTCGTTTGGCCCCCTTTTGCAAGGAATAGAGGAAGGGGATGTCGCGTCGGGCAATCGCCCGAACAATATTACGCTTACACCAACCCGTGAACAATGGAACTTTCGTGATGTGCTCGTCCAATGGAGTAGGACGGTCAGCATCTTTGAATCCCAATGCTAGGTAAGAGTCGAGCCAGTACTTAAGATAAGTCTGCTCGTCGTTTTTGCCACTCTCAGTTTTGATCAACCGTTGCGCAGTTTCGCGCATTGAACGGATAAATCGAGACAGCTCTTTGTCAGAGAATAACTCTTTGCGCATACTTCGACGCGCAACAAAGGGCCATATGAGAGATTGAACCAAAAGGGAGATGGAGCACGAGTGCTCCAAACCAAGAAGAACTTTCTTCTCGATCGTAATCACGAGAGGGGAGACGTTCCTTGGTTCAAAAGGAAGTTCCACAGAATCTACATGATGGCGACTGACGCGAATGCCAAGCGTTTGTGCAGTCTGGATGCGATTAGCTTTCCCAACCTCTTCCGAGGATGGGAGTTGAATGACGTCTTTACGACGCCACACCTGCTCCGCATCAAAGCCACGAGTCACACGCACAAAAGTGTGTCTCATCGGGTAGTTTAACG